TACGCGAGCTTCGGCTTCTGTCAGTGCGTCAGTGACGCGGACAGGATGGCCTAAGAACGACATGGTGAAGATGGTCTTGCCGAATTGATCAAGCGCTGGCTCAATCGTCACAGCTGAATTACTTTTATCCAGGGCTGCGACTCGCAAGTTTGAAAGAACGGTACGATTACAGTAAAAGCTCGTATTAACACCGGTAAGCATTGGCAGGCGATCAATAGATCGAGACATCAGTTTAATGATAGCCGTAGATGCCGTAGATGCCTGGGAGCCTGTCTGGCCAATAAGATCAGGTATATCGATGTTTGCAATACGTACCGCATAGCGATGATCCTTAAGCACCAGTCCGGCCTTCCATGAATAATCATCCATATAGGCGCGGAACCGATTGTTATTCGAATCGAATGCATCACCCAATCCAAGGTCTTCATGCTGCAATCCAGCATTAGAACCTTTAGGGAATACGCCAAATACTGCGCGTGGACCCCAGCCTACAAACCAGATAGAACTGTTATCTGAGCCTGTACCGCCAGCATCAAGGATGTTCTGTCCATTCACTGCGCCAAGATCATTATATCGGGGGGAAAAACCGACAAACTCTTCAGGACTTGAAGCATCACCATAAAATAGCGTTGACGCCAGCTCTTGACTCATGCCTTCCATATGAGCTACCTGCTCATTAAATCGGAAGGAGTTTGTGTTGCCGTTTAGCATCGCCTCATCTTTGTCAATCTGTGAACGAGCGGTAAGAATACCAACCCCTTCGGTGATCTGCGCGGATGTTGCTTTGCTGTTTGGGGTACCGACGTTAATCTGACGCCAGAAGGATGTGGGCAACCCTGTTCGGATTGATGTTTGTTCGCCCGTGGGAAGGTTGCCTTCCTTCCAGAGCATTTCGGTTAGCACTTCATTACTTTGATCTAAGATCTCAATAATTTGTGCAGTGTTCCCATCTGGATCGACTTCTTTAGCCCAATCGTTCAGGGTTTTTAATGCACCACCTATTGTAGCCATGTGTCACCTCGTTACCGGGCGTCTCACGACGAGCCCGAGGAAATTGATTAACCCTTTGCGTAAAACCTGTCGCCTGCGCTGCGGGTGTCATCAGTTTTAGTTGATTTCTGTGTTGGTTTGACTAACTTCGGAGCCACCTTAACCTTTTTCGCTTCAGTTGTTTTCTGCTTCAGCAAACGATACTTTGCAGCTTCAAGAACGGCGATCATCACCTTATGGTTCTGAACTTGACCGAACTCTTGCGGCGTAAACCCGACCGACTTAGCATAATCACTAATCAGTTTAAAGTCATCATCCCGCTTTGATGTAGCCTGACCTTTATCGTCTGACCACTCGGGATTAGAGGCTATAAATAATGATTGCTGTTCAGCAACATGAGCTAGATTAGCATCTTCCACAGCCTTGTGAGCTGCTTCCGAAGCTTCTTTAACCTTCGCTCTCCGGTTTTCTATCGTCTCTTTGGTCTTCTGGTACTCTTCGTAGTCTACTTCGCGCAATTCTTCAAGATCAACGCTACCCTCCACCTCATCGAGCAAGGCAGTAAGCGCTGTTGTGTGCTCTACCAAAGCCGAAGCCTTAGTATCAAGATCACCAATACGTTGGGTGACTTCTTTTGCCACCTCTGTTTTGACTTTCTCTGCAACACCTAGAGTCTTTTTGCTATAATCGGATTGCCGTAAATATCCCTGCTCCCACTCTAGAATTTGCTTTTGGGTTATCTCTCTTTCACCAACTTCGTAAACAAGAGTTCCCGCATCTTCCTCGGTTTCGCTGGCGTTGACTTCCAACTCTTCAGATTCAACTACTGTTGCCTCTGGGGCTTCTTCTACTACAGCGGTGGTTTCTTCGGGGACTTCCGTCTTATCCGATTCAACACCGTAAAACTTGTCACTAGGTTCCACTAATGGATTATCTAGTTCTTCTTGCATAAAAACCTCACATTTGAATTACTTTTTTAACTGAATTTACTGCCTTTTGCAACTTTGTAAGCTCTTTTTCAGCCATTTTACCTGTGGTAAGTATACTCTCATAGTATTTTTTTACACGTTGCAACGCTTTCATCTCCCGATAAAGGGCTTCTCGCTCATCAGATTGCTCGTGTTTACTCTTTGAGAACTGGTCGAATAGGTGCATTTCAATAACATTCCACGCTTCTTTGTGGAGATATGAATTCAATATAATATCAGCATCACCTTTACGCTTGATCTCATCGTCTAACTGTTCGCGCCTTTCTTTATCGCTCATGTTAATGCTCCGGGTACGTCTTTCCCACTATCAACTTCAATCTTCGTAAGATCAACGGCGGTTTGCTTATCCGACTGCCTCGCATCTTCTCTCAGCTTGGCAATCTCAAGCCGCATTTCCTCTTGGAACTCCTTGCCCTCTTGCAATATCTTGGCAACATCCAGCTCGCGCTTGCCTTGCGCCTCGATTAATTTAGCTTGACCCTTGATCTGCTCGGCTTCGGCCAATGGATTCTGTAACTGTTGAACCATTTGCTGCAGCTGCTCAACCGCTTTGTTTAGTATCTCGTTCTCAGCCTGCAATAAGTGCTCTGGCTTCTCTGGGTTATTAAAGAACTCATCGGTTCTCTGTAATCCTGCGCCCTTCACAATCCTGTCAAGTGTGTTGTAAATGTCAGCCTCATCAGTCAATGCAGAGCCTTGGGCCTTTAACTGCTGTTGAATAGCGTAAATACCCTGCATGGTCTGTAATAGCTTCTCATTGTCTCCCGCACCCAGACCAACACTTGATTTAACATTATGGTCAAACTTCCACTGCCTTGGATCAACCGTTAACGGCTCACCTAATACCATGATCTCTGTAGCGGAGTCTTGGAAGTGACTGATAAGCCACGCCATACCCTCGTATAGCTTCCGGTAGCCTATCTCAGCAATACCTCTGGCCACTAACTCTATCTTTGCCGCGCCTTCATCAGCTACGCCATCAAACCGTGTGGCTGTCTCTTTGCTTAATGCATCAGCATCCAGGCCTTGAGACGCCATTAAGGTTCCTGTGGTCTGGGCTCGGGCAAAGTCAAGGTACTGAACCATCTCTAACGACTCACTCAACACAGAAGGAATGACAAGCGGGAATACATCTTGACTCGGTACTCCGTCCGTCCTGACAATACGCCCCGATCTCACGGTGAGCATGTCGTCTATGTTCACATTGTCATCGTTGACCAGCATGCCTGGATGGTTGACTAGCTCAAGGTTATCGAATGACTCTCTAAGGATTTTAGACTTCTGGATTTGATTGGATTTGGTAACCTCGACACGACTGCGGCCAATGGCAGAGTGAGGCATCAGGATAGACGAGATAACCGCATAAGGTACGTGATCAAAGGCTTCATTAATAATGATTACTCTCGCGTCCCTCGCTTTTAATACCCGCCTGCGCTCTGCGATTCCATCTTGATCGAAGTCAACCTTCACATACATATCTATCAGTTCGACATTTTCAGCGGCCCATTCATCAGAAGATGTGCCCTCAGTGTCGTCTTCTTGATCCTTAAAGCGAAAGTTATTCATCCTCTCTGAATCGACAACCTTCGAACCCGATGTTGGAATGAGATTAATCTTTTCAACCGATACGTCCATTGACTTTAATTCGCCACGGGTCTTTATCATTTTGTCGCCAACCAAGTCAGCGTCATCCACGCTTTCTGATTGTGTAGTGATAAGGAAGTTCTCTGTTGCAACCCCCTTGTAGGTCGCCCTATTACCTGATTTGACTGTGACCTTAAACGTGATATCAAAGGTAGGCTCTTCACCTTCCTCTTGATCGGCGTCCTCTTGGCTGACTACCTCAATGCTTTTAACATCCTCGCCATCAAGGTCTTGCTTGGTCTGCTCTATCTCTAACTCTGAAAGCCCGCTAAAGCTAACCTCCTTGGTTTTCTTTGTGTCCTCGATGAAGTACTTCACCACCCCGAACTTCTGTATCTCTGAGTCTTTTAGCCATCCCATTTGAGTAGCGAACGAATGCGGCTGCTCTCGTACTATCCAATCAATATACTTAGTCTTTTCTTCAGCCTCTTTGACATCGGCGTCTTTTGTGCTGTTTGGCTGGAACGTGACAATAGGCCCGCTACCTAGGAATACCCGTGCAAGTGATGGCATATCAGCTTCAACTACATCAGCACAGTCCGTTGATACAACCTGAGATTGTTCCGGTACTTCGTTACCAAAGGGCTCACCCAGATAATACGAGAGGTTTTCTTCATTGACGGAGCCAAACTTGCTATTGAACTGAATGGCATCAGCTTCGCGCTCTCTCAGCCTATTGCATAGCTGGTCTTCGGTCATTGGCATTAAACTGTACCTGTCTTGGCGTAGTTAATAGGCTGTCTTTTGTTCTTTATCACTGAGAATGACCGGCCATCAGTTGCGAATATATAACCTTCAGATTCGACGGCAACCTTTAATTGTTCCACGTGGAACCCTGCTTCTATTTCGGCTGAGCATTCGCCTTGATCATCGGCAGCGCGAAACATGTTATGTAGAATCATACCGTCCCCCTACCCGGGTATTGAATCGGCTTTCTTGTCTTAACAGATTTAGGGGTATCAACATTGGCATAGATTATAGCATCAGCATCATCAGTAGACCTTTGGATTCTATCATAAACATCCTCCTTCGACTCTACCTTGATGCCTTGCTTGGTGAACGACCACGTTAAACAGGTTAATTGGATCAACAAATCATCGTCATCAGGAAGCGCTATTAGCTCGCCATTAGCAGGATCAAGCGCCTCCCTCATTCTCCACCACAACATTGCGCGCACGTTGATGAATTTGAGCTCTCCCTCTTTGCTTAATAGTGGATCACCCTTCTTATCCTTTGCTCCTTCGGCACTGTTAATCGGTATGGTATGGACGCCATTCTCTTTCAGGAAATCATAAGGACTTGAGCCCCAGCCAATAACGTCGATATGAACGGGCGCTTTATCCCTGCGCTCATTAATAACTAGACCTGCTGTAATGGGGCCATCAGGAGTTTGTGTGCCGGGGTATTTAACGAGCTTATCAAACCAGTTGCCGTGACGTTTTGAAATGACAGTGAAATCTCTACCGCCCCTTGCTACATCAACACCCATGGAATCCATTGGAACCTTATGAGTTAACGGCTCCCATCGCTCCATTGCCGCCTCTACCCATGCTGTAGGGATAACTTGCCACGGGCTTTCCTCCATTCCGGCAGAGAAATCACCCTTTAACATCTGGCTCCTTAGCGGTTCGGGTAGCGCCTGAAGCGTAGCTTTATAACCAGACTCCATATAGTAAACATTATCCTCTACTTTGGCAGGTATGAAGGTTCTTGATAAAGGCGTAACCATCTCGCCGTCAACCTCAACAGGATCACCATTCGGTAGCTCTTGGTCTTTACCGTCGATGGTTGTGTAGTATCTTAACTCTCCAGGCTTTGCTGGATTAGGGTGTTTCTTGTTTAGCCATGGGCCAAAGAAATCTATTACCCATCGGCCATCTGATGTAGTTGGGGGATTGAACGCCATCAATACACGGCACCTCTGATCAGGATCGCTCGACCTTTGCCACCCCATCAAAAATCTAACTACATGTTCGGGCATCTCTGTAACTTCATCAAAGCATTTTAGGTCGTGAGGTCTGCCTTGGTACTTCTTGTAGTCAAGCGGCTTAGCATACACACCACCAAACTCTATCACCTTGCCATCATACCTCCATTTCTTTATTTGCTCACTGAATCCATCTCTATCACCAACGATTTCTTCCATTCGGTCATAAATGCCTTGCAATTGCGTGCCGTCATGCCGGTAGATGATTGATCTAGTATGTTCGGTTAACGCCAGCCCTATCTCTAAATCTGTCTTGCCGCCGCCTGCTGCACCTCCATACCCAACAATATCAGCCTTGGAATAATAGGCGTCAGTCTGCGGGCCCTCCTGAGGATTCCATATCGGAACGTTCGTCGTTATCAACAGCTCCATCTCTGCGCTCTCTTGCGGACTCAAGTAAGGCAGCAATTCGCGCACTTCGTTCAGTAGCGGTGAGTTCATAGGCTGCTATCTCTAATGGGTTTTCAGGGTCGCCAGATATTTCAATGGATTTAAGTTTAGGCTCTACGTACTGGGCGAGCTTATCAAGCGCGTCTATAGCCACCTTTGCCGAAGAAATGACGCCGCTCTTATGATCAAGAACATCTTCAATATCAGCCTCTTTATCCTCTAAAGTCTCTTGTAGCCTCTCCTGGCAAGCATCAGCCATTTCCTGTAGAGCTAGGCAGTTCTTACCCATTAACATAATTACATCGAACTTATCGCCGTACTGCTCTCTGAGCCTAGCCTTCAGCCCATTCTTGCTTTTATTGCTTGCTCCTTGTGGTCTTCCGGCTGGCATATTTTTTATTCCTAACCTTTTGATAAATCTATATTAAAATATATCGATATAGCCATAGTTATAGCAGCGACACATAAAAGCCGACCAGCAAGAAAACATTTATGCCAATAGCACACTCTAGTAACCCCATTACTCGGCTACCTCAACAGTGCATGAAAGGATATTTACCTTGACAGGATCTTCTTGTGTGAACTTATACGCTATTGGCAGAAGAGGGTAGTCGGAAGGAACCACCTTGTGAAGCGGCTCGAAGTGGACGCTGGAAGCGGGAGCCCTGACATGGATAGGTATGCCTAGCTTTAATTTAGTCATTGCCTGCACTCCTTACGGTTGGTGCGGTTAATTGATCGGTCGATGGGATTCGAACCCATATGCTATTAACGTGAAAATAGCCATGCAAGCCAGCCTGTTGGTATCATAGTGCACCAATCTTTCGACCCTTTGTTAATGCAATACATGCTCGATAGCCAATACCCGGTATTCATCAAAGATTACCAGTATTTTATAATCATGCTCACCGATAGGCATAACATCACCTTCCCTTACATCGTCGGTTGAGTCAAGATGCCGCATAGTGGGCTTTGACCCTATATAGGCTTCAGTATCGTCAACATGGACTTTTAATTGATTATTAATATCTTTCATGACGGTATAGTCATTGTGAATGTGTGATTACTATACCATAAATATTATGAATGCCTATCTTTTGCGCGTTCTGGTTGATCTCCTGACCTTTCGGATTACTTTCTTGACTTTCTTCTTTGCTTTTTCTTTCGGTGTATGGCCTGGAATTGGAATATCCTCCTAGACGTATTGACGTCTCATTTAAGTATATTGGGAGACTTCTACAGCATTCACAGTAACAGGTTTGTTTATCCTGAAATCTACCGGGCCATTTAAAGCAATGGTCTCATATCCTTTGGCTAATTGGGCATTCATTCGCTCTCCCTTGTTGTCAAGGTAGGTTATCGGAGTGAAACCTGTTCCTGCGGCGTCTGATCCCTCGAATACAATTGGAGCATCATCAGCAACCATTCCAATTGCAATGAAATGCCCTACCGACCCGGCTGCTATGCTGCCCGTAACAGACGAGTCTGCCGCTGTTGTTGCCACAATTACCGCTGTTGTTGTCATGTGAACCTCTTAGTTAACGATGCTGCCTATCATACTACCTATCATGGATTGGGGTATAGAGCCTATTAGTGAGGGTGCTCCTGAAGGCTGGGTGAAGAATAACTCCAATGCATATATTTGGTCATTTTGCACTGTAGTAGTGGTCCACGGGTCTGTTGACTCCGCACCCGTGTTTCTCTGGTAGTACCCAACACCGGGAGTGCCGCCTGCCGCAATATACGGTCTAACAGCATGAGCGCTGCCATTATTGACAATAGCGAGCAGCGGCCCTGTATGCTTGATCGGTGTAGAAAATATGTATGAACGCCAAGCGCCTGCATCAGCTATAGGTATCACAACAGCACCCGACTCTCCCAATTGATTGACCGGGGTAAATTCTGTTACTGCGTCGATAGCGTCGTATAGTCGTATGGTACTGGTTGAGGCTCCTGTTCCTGCCCCCTCGGCATATAGCCTGACCTCAGATACAATATTAGTAGAGCCATCCTCCCCTAATATAAAGCTATTGGTTTTCAATGCGTCTTGAGTGACGCAGCCTGTAGCAAGCACGGTTCTGCCCACCCCACCGCTAAAATCGGTATTGCCTATGCTGGCCATATCAATATTCCCGTCAATTGTATTCCAAAGCCCTATGCCTTGAGCGTCGTTGCCTTGCGCTGTTATATGCAAGTCATCGTTCAGAGTTGTCTGGAAGCCCTCAAAGTTTGTACTATTAACTGTTTCGCTGGGGTTTTCACCACCAAGATGGCTAAATCTATCATCGACAATAACAGCCCCAATTCTACTGGGGTTGTTTAAATTCCACCATGACACCTTATCACGGTATATTTGGTTGCCTTGTGCAGTATTAGATACCGTCTTGGCATTGTCAAAATTTGAATTTGCCTTCAATGTTGGCGCTGTCATTAACACCATATATTCGACATCAGCCAAAATGACAGTAATATGCTCTTCCAGTGAAGACTCAAAATCAGTTGGTAAATCATCGTCATTGGCAACCGTGGTCTTGTAGTCATTGGTGGCGGCAGGAAACACAACAATATTAGGCTTGGATGCCAGCATTGTTGGCCTAAACTGCTTTAGATCAAGCCCTGTGCTTCTTGCTGTATTGGATACATAGTGCCCACCATGGCCAAAGTTATTAAACGTCAAGCCTTTACCGTACTTCTTTCTATGCTGTGCAACTAAAATATTCGGCCAATGTCCATCATAGGATGTTTGCGAAAACGTGGAATCCGGCCCGTCATTGTAAATATATGGGTATAAATCCATCATAGAGTCACCAAACCCGCTAATCACTCTGGAAGTAACTGGGGCGGCAGCATATAGCGATGCTATCTGAAGGTTTTTGGTTCTTACGCTGGTAACTGAGTTTCCTGTTCCTCTGTCGATCATGTGCCAGTAATTATTAAATAAACCAGCATTTGAGGTGTAAGGTATATCAAGGCAGTAAGCTAAAACGCCTTGTGTTGGATCAATGATATACGCGTCATAGGTTGTTCCGTTACCCGTCAACCCAAAGGTCACATTGGTCGACTTTCTCCATGTGGTAACCCTCACAGACCTCAAGGACTCATCGAACATCCTGAAGTTTACCTGATTACCGAGCGTCATAGCGACACGGCAATAATCGTTATCTACAGCATTGGCCGCAAATGTCATCAGAAATTCAAGAGCCGATCTG